TTGTTCGGAAGCGAAGAGACCCGTGATACGCGACGGTTTGAAACGATATTCCCCAAAGCGTTCTTGATAGCCGAACACTTCATTGTCTGCAGAAGTACCTTGAACGTAGATCTCCTTGTTGAGAACCGCCTGCTCGCCCAAGTGTGCGAAAGCGGGCCAATAGAACTCGTGGCGAGTGGTGCGTGACCAGAAACGTTCCACGCCTTGTTGATAGGTGAGATCAGCTCGTACAGAGGCCAGCCCGATGATGTAGCCGTGTTCGGTAAAAGACTTTGAGAAGCCGGCACCACTAACGCCGGTAGCGATTGCGGCGAGATTTCCTTGAGGCGTACCAGTAACAGTGGGCGCAGTCGAAGCGACCGGGTTGACATTGATACTCGACGAATTGCCGCCGAGGTATTCCGGGCGTTGTAGGCGTGCATCATCGGAACGTACTCCGAAATGAGACAGGATGAGCTCGATATAACGAGTGCCTCCGCGCGCGTCCCGCTCCAGCAGTCGCTGGATCTGGAACGAGGTGCGGAGATCATTGATCGAGACAGAAGTGGCAGCGGAAAGATCCGCTTGCGGGTTGAGTGCCGCAAATTCCGCGACAGACATGCCGTAGAGAAGCTCTACCGGGTCCTCGGACGGAGTGCCAGAGCCCGGCGGGTTGTACGGTCCCATGGTGGCGACGTGATAGGAACCCGGAGTGCCCGGGTCATAAGCGCGCAGATCGCGCGTCGTCGACGTGCCAGTGTAATGCACCGTGTTGATGACCTTGGCGAGGTTGGTGTCGATGGTGACCGGAGCATAGTCACCAAGGGGAACGACGACGGCGTCGCCCTTTTGCGGCCACGGAAGGCAGGACGTGAAATAGTCTTTACGCTTGCCACGCGGCAAGCAAGAGTTGGCCGCCTCATAAGCGGACCAGTCGTCCGGGCCCGCATCACGCGGAACGACGAGAGAATCCTGCAAGTTTTCGTCCCGGTACCATTCGTTCCAAATCAGAGAATAGGCGCGAAAAGGGAGAGCAGAAACTGCAATATCGCCGACACCTGCTCGATAGGGGATTCCGAAATAGCCAACCACACTAGAAGGAGCAATGCCCCCCAGCGTAATAGAAGTTTGGGGAATTGAATAATCATTCGGATCATCATCGGGGTTGACTCGTTCGCCCATGAATTTTTGCCAGTCGTCCCAAAGGAGGCGCGACGGCACGAAGAAGAAGTGAAGATCTTGATATACGTTGTCCATGAACGGCTTGAGCGGCGTTGCTAGACGCGCAAACTGCGTCGCCTTCACAGTGTGAGTATCACCCGGAAGGACTTCGTCGATGTAGACCGGAATAAGTTGGCCGGCATCATAGGTTGTTTTGTAAGCGTGAGAGCGATCGAACTTCGATCGTGGAATTTCAGCCGAAGGGAGTTTACTGAAGTGTTGTTGAGCGCCCATGACGCTTGGTTGCTTGAAATATTTGCCGCCGTTACTCATGTTGCTTCTCCATGTTTTCGAAGGTTGCGAAGTTTTCAACAAAGCGCTCCGCGGTCATCAGCGGAGCCATTGCGAAATCGAGTGAGCCGGCCTTGACGGAGTCGTCAGCCAGTACCAGAACGTACGCATCGCCCTGGACATCCGGCGGGAGCAAGTCCCGCAATTTGTTGGCGTACTCAGAGCGAGTACAGCTGATAGGCGGAGTCCGTCCGCCTGTTTTTTTGTCGATCAGTTGAGCAACGATATTCATATCTTGCCGGATCTCCTGTTGAGCCGCTCTTTCGCGTTAGCGACCCGACTGCGCCGAGCGGCGATATGCTCAGTCGGTGTTTTAAGGGCCGATTTCCTTTCGGATTCGGCCTTTCGGTACTCCTTCAAGTCTGAAAAGTCATTCCAGTCGAAGTACCGTTTGGGCAGGGGATATTCCCTGCCCTCGATGACGACAGTGCCGGTTCGGCGAACGTCGTCTTCGTATTTGTCGATCCATCCGTGTCCGATTCCCGGTTTGCGGGACATGCGGATAAAGGTATCAGGATCTCCGATTTTTTTAGTCGCGTAGCCCGCGACATAGCAGCAGGTCGACATATTGACCTCTGCGATAGCCACCGTGCCTTTGCCCCAGCATGCAGTGATGTCCGGGTGCTCATAAAGTTGGGCATCGAGTGGCTTTGAACCACCAAGGAAATCCGCGCCGAAGATCAGCGCGTGATAGTGGGGTCGGCGAGTGTTCTCGCCATATTCGCCACAGGCGAAATATCGGATCCGGGGGGCCAAGTGCCGTAGCCTCTTCCAAAAGAGTGAAAGATGTCCAGGCTGAAGCGTGCCATCGGTTGGAAGGTGCTCGGGATCGTAAGTGAGAGTGAGAAAGGAATTCTGTTTGTGCAGTGTACTTTCGTGATGGCAACGAATAGCCCATTGCATTGATACGGCGGCCATGCACGAGGGGCAAGAGCCGCAAGGTACTGCCATTTGGACACGTGCTTCACCTGTCTTGTGATGGTAGTGGAAACCAGGAGTAGCTTCCGTCACACCCGGCCACGCGGGCCGGGATATGACCTTGGTGGTAGGACAGCCCATTAGAGCCGGATACCACCACGGGACGGGGTCGAGTGGTTGCGGCCGTTGGTTTTCTTCGCCGTGCGGCGGAAGTTTTTGTTGGAGGTACGCTGGCGCTTCATGTTGTTGCCCTCCTAGGGCTGTCAGTAAGGCATGCAGGATCAAGATAGAGCATGCCTAGCCTAGCCGGTGGCTAGGGGGGGTGTAAACCCCTGTGCGGCTTTCGCCGCGAACCCAAAGAAAAGGCCGGATTAAAATCCGGCCTTTTTTTGGGTTGACGTTTTAAGTTTTTTGTGTTTCAGGGGGTGGAGCGTTGCCCTGTTGACTTTGTTGATTTTGTGTGTTTTGGGGCGGTTGTTGTTGACTTTGTTGCGCGTTTTGTTTTTTGGTTTTTTGATTCGCGTTGTAAGCGTCGACATCCGCCTGTGCTTGCGCTTGAAGGGCGTTAGCCTGGGCAAGACGCTCAGTGAGATCCCCCTGATATTTTGTGGCGTCCCCGAATTGGGGCGCCTGATTTACGGGCGGGAGAGCTCCCGTCCGTAGGTATTTTTCAACGATACCGTTGATATCCGTACTACCGGCCATTTCTTGCCGGGTACGGGATGGTTTGCGGAACTGGAGAATACAGTGGGCAAGTTTGCCCGCGAATTCCAAGTTCATAAGTGCGCGTTGATGATGGCTCATTTTTCATTTCCCCAAGAAAAGATCAGAGATCCACGCTTTGATTTTGGATCGCGTAGAATCGTCGATCAGGTTGTGCACAGGATTGTCGTTGCCGGACCAGTCTTTTGGCTCCGGCAACTCTTTAAGCGCCTGTGCGGCGCGTTTTGCAAGTTCAGCCTTCGGCTTGAGAATTGTAGTCTCAGTGTTTGTTTTGCCCGCTTGAGCGGTCGAAGCGGCCGCAGCGGCCTCCGACGCTTTAGCAGACGCGGCAAACGTAGGAATACGAGCGCCACTTTCGATAATGGCTTGCTCGATTTGACGGCGAACAGCGGGCAGATTTTCGGTCTGCCCAAGAAGATACGCAGTGTTGGCGCGTACGTTGGCGGCTTGTTCGCCAGCGGCTTGCGCCTCGTTGTGTGTTTTGGTGATTTGCTCCTCCATCAGTCGCAAAGTGTTTTGGTTGACGTCTCGAGCGGTTTTAGCGGACGCACCCGCCTGATAAGACGAGCCGGCACGAGGGTCCGGCATCGATGCTTGTTGTCCAGGTGGGGTGGTTGCGGGGTTACCCAACGCAAGAATGCGATTGAGCCCCGCTTTCTGCAGGTCATTGGCCGCCCGTTGATAGGCGGTGTTGCTCATCTCCGTTTGATAAGCCATGGCTTTTTTAGCCGAATGCTGTCCGAACAGGCCAGCGACAATGGAAGATCCAATGTCGCCGCCTGCCGAGATCAGCCCGCTTGTATTGGCGCTAGGCGCCTGCGCTACAGGGGCGTCCATATCAGAAATGGTCAATCAAGCCAGGAACGGAATAGACCGGCATAGGCCGATCCGACTTCACATCGAACCAGAAGTCCGCGAGGAAATGCGGTTCAGCCGGAACCGCAATAACGCGGTCGATGGGTGGATTCTCAATAATGAACTCGTCATTGAGGACCGGAAGGCTCCCGAACTCTTGGGAGAGATGCCACACGTCGAGCGACGTAGGTTGTTCGGAAGCGAAGAGACCCGTGATACGCGACGGTTTGAAACGATATTCCCCAAAGCGTTCTTGATAGCCGAACACTTCATTGTCTGCAGAAGTACCTTGAACGTAGATCTCCTTGTTG